TATTGCGGCAGGAAACAATCTAGGAGTGTTAAGCTTACTAAGGACCATGTAGTTCCAGTGAGTAAAGGTGGTAAGACAGTGAGGGAAAATATTGTACCTGCCTGTTCTGCATGTAACAGTTCTAAGTCTGACTCTGATTTCGAAGAATGGTATGTGAAACAAAAGTTCTATAGTGATGATAGGAAGAAGAGGATTGATAAATGGATAAAAGGGGGTGGTGCCAATGCCAAACAAGATTGATTTAACGAACGTTGACATTACGGCTCTACAAAAAGCTTTAACACCTAGGTTGACTAAGTATATACCATATGAACCAACACCTAAGCAACGTGCATTCCTGTTGATGAACGACGTTAAAGAAGTCTTGTATGGCGGCTGACTGGTGCCGCTGGAGGTGGTAAATCAATTGCTTTACTAATGGCTGCACTGCAGTTTGTAGATATCCCCGGATACTCAGCAATTCTGTTTAGAAAAACGTATGCTGATTTAGCTTTGCCAGGAGCGCTGATTTCTATATCAAAGGACTGGCTAATGCCCTTTGTAGAATCAGGGGAAGTCAAGTGGTCAGAGAAGGAAAAGAAGTATACGTTCCCTTCTGGCGCCACATTGGCGTTTGGGTACTTAGAGACTGATAATGATTGCTACCGCTATCAGGGTGCTCAGTTTCAGTATATTGGCATGGACGAAGTAACCCATATTTCCCCTAACAACTACAGATACATGTTCTCACGTCTTAGAAAACCTAAAACATTGAAAGTACCTCTAAGGTTCAGAGCTACTGCGAACCCGGGAGGCGAATATGGTGAGTTTTACTATCAGAGATTCTTCGTAGAAGGAGAAGAGGCTGGAAGGATATTCATACCTGCTGGACTTGCAGATAATCCGCATTTGGATGCCGAAGAATATAAAAAGTCACTTGCAGAACTGGACCCAGTAACTAGAGAACAATTATTAAACGGTAATTGGGAAGTACGTGAGAAAGGGGGTATGTTTAGTAGAGACTGGTTTACTATAGTTTCTGCTGATGACATACCAGCTGTGGCCAAGAGAGTTAGATATTGGGATATGGCTTCTACAGATCCTTCTAAACGTAGGGGTAGAAGCAGGAGAAGAGATCCTGACTACACCGTTGGGCTTAAGCTAGCACACCATCAAGGATTGTACTGGATAGAAGACATAATCAGGGTTCAGAAGACGCCTCATGATGTCGAAAAGATTATTGCTGAGACTGCGATGTTGGATGGGTACGATTGTGCTATAAGGATGGAGCAGGAACCAGGTTCTTCTGGGGATATTACTATAGACCATTATGCTAGGAATGTTCTCAACGGGTATGACTTCCAGGGAGTTAGATCCACAGGTTCTAAGGTTGAGAGGGCGAAACCAGCATCATCTGCCGCACAGGGTGGAAGAGTCTTTATATCCGCTAGGTGTAGGAATATGACGGCATTCTTTGATGAAGCTGATGTGTTCCCGTATGGTAGCAACGATGACACTATAGATGCTTTCTCAGGAGCATTTACGTATTTCAGAAATAAGACACTATTAGTAGGCCCTACGAGTATAAAGAAATCCGGAGGGTCTTACTGGAGTAGAATAAATAGATAGGGGTGAATAAGGTTGGATAATGTGAATTATAAGCAACTAGGTACAACAGGTCTCCGTAGATACGGCGGGTATGTGTATGAGGAATTTCTACCTGACCTGAGATGGCCAAGGGCAGGCAAAGTATATCAAGAGATGGCGGATAATGACCCGGTTGTAGGTGCAATACTGTATTTGGCGGAGATGCTGATACGTAACGCTGAATGGACAACTGAGGCTGCATCAGATAAACCTGTAGATAGAGAAGCAGCTGAGTTCTTGTATTCTTGTATGCATGATATGGATACATCATGGGCTGATACAATATCTGAGATATTATCTATGCTAACCTATGGTTTCAGCTTTCATGAAATTGTCTATAAGATTAGACGAGGACCTCATGAGAAAAATGGTAAGTTCAGGAGCAAATACTCAGATGGTAAAATAGGATGGAGAAAGATGCCTATCAGGTCGCAGGACACATTGTATGAATGGATATTCGATGATGAAGGCGACATTAAGGCGTTTGTCCAACTCAATCCTAATACTGGCAAGATTGTAGTTATACCTCTGTCAAAAGGGCTTCTGTTTAGGACTAGAGTATCAAGAGACAACCCAGAAGGCAAGTCGTTACTTAGGAATGCATATAGGCCTTGGTACTTCAAAAAACATATTGAAGAAATAGAGGGCATAGGTATTGAAAGGGACCTTGCAGGTTTCCCAGTATTATACGCGCCGGAGGGTTTAGACCTTTGGAATGATGAAGACCCAAGACTTGTAAAGCTTAGACAGAACGCAGAGGAGCTAATACGAAATGTTAGACGAGATAGTGAAGAAGGTGTATTACTTCCACATGGTTGGAAGTTCGAGTTACTATCTTCAGGCTCCGCTAGACAATTTGATACGAACGCGATTATTAATAGATATGATTATAGAATTGCGATTACTATGCTAGCAGATTTGGTGCTGTTAGGAGGAGAGAAGACGGGTTCCTTCGCAATGGCTGAAACTAAACAATCATTGTTAGCTACCGCGCTTAATGCTCAATTACTAAATATTGCAGATGTATTTAATAAGTATGCAGTTCCTAAGCTAATGCACTATAATGGGTTCGATAACCTAACGGATTACCCTAAGATAGTTCCCGGAAACATTGAGTCTCCAAGTCTGAAGGAAATTGCATTATTGCTTCGTTCAATGGGATTAGATATATCAGGTGATATGGAACTTATGAACTATTTGAGAAAGATTTCAAGTCTGCCTCAAATGACTGAAGAGGTGTTCAATGAGGTCTACAGAGGTCAAGGCAAAAGAGAAGGAGCTAGGCCTATAGATGCAAGTTTCAATGATGACGATACTGTAGATAATGATTTTGAGCAAGGAGATGGTTACTATGTGTAATGAACAGTGGAAGGCTATCCCTGGTTACGAAGGAGCCTATAATGATTTAGATTATATGTAAGGAGGGAATTGAAATGGCTAGTAAGACGGTAGAAACTGTTAATAGAAAAACTACCCATATCAATGATGATGGAAGCGGATATGAGAACACTAGCATAACAAATAGCGAGTCAGTGTATCTAGATGATGGTACTTATATAAGGCATGATGAATCGTTATATATTGAGCAGCCCATAAATATAAATGTAGAAATTTTTAAGTCCAATGAGTTTGAGAAGCTTGTGAGTGGTTGGGCTAGTGTAGCAAAGAACGCCGATGGTTCATTACCATTGGATTGGCACGATGATATAATAACAGCTGAGGAGCTAGAGAAGGCAGCTATTAATTTTATGCTGGAGTACCGTGAAAGCGGCGAGATGCATAAAGGAGAGTCAAAAGGAACTGTAGTAGAGTCCATTGTGTTTACTAAGCAGAAAATGGAAGCCATGGGAATACCTGAAGGAATTATCCCAGAGGGATGGTTCATAACGGTTAAGATACACGATGACGAGGTATTTAAAAAGGTTGTAGATGGCGAATACAAAATGTTTTCGATCCAAGGTAAAGCAAGGAGATTAAAAGTTTAAATCAAAGTGTAATAACACGCTGCTGGACAGCGTATAATATAATCAAGGGGGTGTTAATGGTGCCGAACCTTCTTGTAGACCTAGTGGTTGATAGAGTTGATTTGGTTGATGAGGGGGCTAACTCAGCAGCCTTCATAAAACTATATAAAAGAAAGGAGATGGAAACAAGCATGGATTTTAATGAAATTATCTCAAAGCTTAAGCCTGAGCATGCTGAAATAATCCAAGCTGAAATAGCTAAAGCTAAAGCAGAAGTACCCGTAGAAGTTGCTACAGAACTTTCTGATGCTAAGAAAGCACTAGAGGAAACAAAGGCAGAGCTTGAGAAAATTAAGGAAGAAATGAAGAAGTCTAAAGAACCTGCACAGGAGGAAAACTTTGAAGAAATTCTTAAGAGTTTAGATCCAACGGTTCAAAATGTATTCATGTCTTTAAAAGCTCAAAAGGAAGCTGCTGAGCGAGTGGCTAAGCAATTAACTGAGCAGAAGGAAGAAGAGGAAGCTATTAAGAAAGCTAAAGCCCTTAAAGCACTTCCAGTTGAAGAGGAAAAACTGGTACAAGTAGTTAAAGGTATTTCTGACGATGTGTATGAAATACTTAAATCAGCAGCTAAAGTTTTAGAAGAAAGCGAAATCTTCAAAGAAATTGGAAAAGGCAAGAGTGGAGCTAGTTCTACAGACGCATGGTCAAAGATAGAAAAGAAAGCTGACGAAATTGCCAAGAGAGATGGTATAACTAAGGAAAAAGCTATTGGAATAGTTATCAATGAAAATCCTGAGTTATACAGAGAATATTTGAGTGGAGGTGCTAAGTAATGGCTGCATATGAAATACCTAATATGAGATTTAGTGCTGAGGCTGGCGCTGCTGTTGAACGCAGAAGATTCGTGAAGATAAACGCGGATGAGAAGGGCGTTAAAGCTGGCGCTGGTGAAGCGGTTGTAGGAGCATCAATGGTAGATGCTGATGTGGGTGAAGTTTTAGAGATAGCTAATGGAATTGTTTTGGTAGAAGCTGCTGCTGCAATAGAAGCTGGTTCAGAGGTACAATCAGACGCAAATGGAAAGGCTATTCCAGCAGCAGAAGGAATTGTTGCCGGTATTGCAATGACTAATGCTTCCGGTGATGGCTCACTAGTATCTGTGTTGATTAAATAATTGAAAGGAGATGACGTGTAATGCCTACTAAAAATCAAGCACATATTGATAAAGCGCTGACTAATATTTCAGTCGCATATATGCAAGATGAGAAGTCATTTATAGCTGATAAGGTGTTCCCAATAATACCTGTAAAGAAACAATCTGATGTTTACTTTGTGTATAACAAAGGAGATTTCTTCAGAGATGAAGCAAGAGTAAGGGCGGGTGCTTCTGAGTCCGTTGGAGGCGACTACGGTGTTGAAGCGTCAGACCCATATTATTGTAGAGTTCATGCATTCCACAAGGATGTAACAGAGCAAGACAGGGCAAACTATGATGATCCGTTAGATGCTGATAAGGATGCTACAGACTTCGTTACTCAGAAAATGTTAATTAGAAGAGAGATGGAATGGGCTAGAAAGTTCTTCAGACCTGGGGTATGGGCTACTGAGATTACAGGAGTAGATGAGAACCCAGCTGCTAACCAAGCACTTAAGTTTAGTAACCCAATGTCCGATCCAATCAAGGTTATTACTAACCAATCCATAGAGATGGCCTCTAAGACAGGTTTCAGACCTAACACATTAGTTCTTTCTCCAAGAGTATTCTATGCTCTAAAGAACCATGAGGATATTTTGGACAGGATTAAGTACACTCAAAAGGGTATTGTAACTACTGACTTATTGGCTACATTATTCGAAGTAGATAATGTGTATGTTGCATGGGCAGTAGTTAACACAGCAGCTCAAGGTGAAGAAGATGATATCAACTTCATAATGGGCAATCACGCTTTATTATGCTATGTTAACCCAAGACCTGCTATTAAGCAGCCATCAGCTGGATATATCTTTACTTGGACTGGATTAATGGGAGCAAGTGCTTATGGTAGTAGAATCGTAAGATTACCAATGGATATCTTAGGATTAGGAACCGAAAGAATAGAGGGAGAAATTGCATTCGATGCTAAAATTATATCACAAGACCTGGGAGTATTCTTTAAGGACATCGCGTAATGAAGCGCTTTGTAGTTAAAAAGCCCTTCAAGTCCATGGGCAAGTTTTATGATGTAGGGTCTATAATTGAAGACCCTACCGCAATAAAACGATTTAAGTCCAAAGTGACTGAGGGCAAAATAATCGTGGTGACTGAGGATAACCTACAGTCTGTAGCTGCTTATATAAAAGCTAGGTCTGGGGTAGACATTCTCCCAGGGTTTACCAAGACCGAAACTATAGACGATAGGTTACCTAAGGAGCCGAAACTTAAGAAGTCAAAACCTAAGGAACTAAAACTTGAGGAGCCGAAACCTAAGGAGCTGAAACTTGAGGAGTCAAAACCTGTAGCTAAAGCAAAAGTAGTAATCAAGAAGTAGGTGATAAAATGACTTGGAGCTATTCAGGCGACCCTGCTAATAGTGAGTTAGATAAATATAGGTTTATCATAGGTGATACAGATGAAAATGATAAGCTACTACTAGATGCTGAAATAAACTACATCTTGAATACCTTCAATGAGCATAACCTGAGACTCTATCACCTTTACCAAAGAATAGCGGATAAGTTTGCTAGAGATATAAAAAGGTCGCTGGGACCACAGTCAGAGGACCCTACGTCTAGGCAGCAATACTATGCTGATAAAGCTGCATATTACAAGCAACTTTGCAGTGCATCTGGTATTTCAGTTCCTAAATATAACCACAAGAAGGTATTTAGGAAAGGGCTGCATAATAATGTTTAAATCATTAAAGAATTGGTTAAATGTTCCAGTTGATATAAAACCGTTTATTAAACGGGATGGTACTGGTGAACCTATCTTTGGAGATGTCATTTCAACTAAATGTTATCCACAAGGTAAAGTTACGCTAGTTAGAGATGTTAATGGAAATGATATTGTATCAAATCTACAGTTATACATTGAAGGCGATATTGCTATTAAAGTCACTGATGTAGTAGTGTTCAATGGTAGTGAGTACAATATTAAAGCACTGGGACCGTATTATGATGGTAATACAGGTAAAGTAGATATGGTGGTGGTGTATTTGTAATGCGAGTTACTATAGATGTAAATTTTAACAAATTTCATAAAAAGTGCGAAGCTACTATAAGTAAAGTAGCAAGGTCTACTTACGCTGCTACTGAGGAAGCTTGCGAAGACATAATGAAGGAGAGCCTCAGACAAGTACCTAGAGATACTGAGACGCTTGCTAATAGCGCCTTCTATAATATACAAAAGGCAAAAGATTACGGCTATGAAGCTATTCTGGGATATGGAGGTTCTGCAATAAATCCAAAAACAGGAGTACCTGTTATGGACTACGCAGTAGCAGTTCATGAAGACCTTGAAGCTGTCCATCCTATAGGTAAGGCAAAATTCCTTGAGGACCCTATTAGAGACTACGCATCAGAAAAGTTCCCTAGAACTGTAATAAAGCATGTGGGTCCTGCGCTAGAGAGTGAGAACAATGAGTGATTTACTTCTTGACTTAATAAACCATCT